CTGTTTTACAACGGGTTCCGCTATAGGTGGAAGACCTATAGGGGCAAGGCTATGATGGATAAGTAACTGTCCAAGCAGGACGTTCTAATGAACGTAATGCAGGGACTAGCTTGTCTCCCATGATAGCAGAGGCTCGAGCGACCGTGTGACTCTGTCTTTCGACAAAGATACGATCACTTATCGGGACAGTCATAACCGAGGTTATGGTCCATTCCGATAGCGTCAGGGTGAACAACCCATCGGCCTTCTGTCTGAGTTTCTGCCATTTTTCACAAATTTTTCCATAAAGGAAAAGGATTGGGATAGATGACGGAATCTCAAACAGTTGCTCAAAGTCTTCAGTCTCTATACCTGTAATTTTCATAGTAAGGTCCTCAGCTAACAGGCCGAGTGATTCCTTATTTTCTGAATATACAGGGTCAGAGCATATGAAAGCTTCATAGAGAAAACCTTTGAATAACTCATCAGAGTCTTCTAGTGTTTGCTCTTCAAGCTGGATACCAAACCGCCTGATGATGCTATTAATAGCCTCATCAGCCCGAATGGTACCCCTCATCATTTTCATGATGATCTCACATGTATAAGATCTGTCTCTGAATTTAGCAGCATATTTACTGTTAAATCCTTTAACAATCTTATAATAACTGAAGATTGCTTCCGGGATACCCTTCAATGGAATCCACCCTCTCTCCATTTCTTCACGGAAAAGAGTCACTAAGAGGTAAAACCTCTTTTGAGTCTCTTTTAACGCAGAAATAGGAAAAGGAGTAATTTCTACCCCATTAAGAACCAGTCGTTTAGCAAACTCATAAAGTTTGGTAGACTCATGGGTCTTTAATGGTGAGAAATCGACCCCAAGGTCAGTAAGAACTTGCTTATATTTATTTGCAAGGTTACGATCTCCAATAAGGACATCGTCTCCGAGCATTACATATTTAGCTTGTTTCCAACTGATACCCAACTCTTTACAGCAAAAGAACATCACATAGTGGTGTGCTAATGCAAAAGAGTTCCATGAAGAGTAGAATCCCATTGGATTACCAACACTATAAGACTTTACAGTCGAATCGTGTTTGCAAACAAATGGGGTTCCTACCATAACCTGTTCCCAGGCTCGGCAGTACTCTTTAGGGAATCTTCCCATAAGAACAAGAGTTATAAGATAGATCGGAAACCTATCAGTAGCGTTCGAAAGATCGATACTGTAGAATTCCGTCCAATCTTTAACTTTATCCTTAAAGGAAGATTGGGCAAAGGTACAATCCTGAGGAATTTTTCTTAATTGCCTGAAAAGATATTGATGTAAAGGGATCAAAGCAGTCTGGGACCAAAAGTCCCCGATGGCTACGACCCTAGTCTTCAATTCTTTGTCAGGGAACCAAGAAATTTTTCTCCGGATTTCACCTTTAAAAGCAAACATTGGGATAAGATAATCCTTAAAACCTAAAAGGAGACGGACTTTGTGTTCGTACCTTTTACCCCCAAGAATGAATAAGTTAGATAACTCTGTTTCTGGAATTATCCACAAATCATTCATTGAGGTCCAAAGAGCATGGCCATTTGGCCCGCTCTTTGTGGTAAAATGGAATTCTCTCCATCTCAATGCCCTTGGCAACGAGACCTCAATGCTGGTAAACCCTAGTTCGGTCCAAAAAGATCTAACATGTTTACCTATACTACGTTTAAACTCTAAAGAGTTCCCTTTACAGGGATTCGTAATAGGAGACATATCAGGATTCTTTCCGAGACTTAAAGCCCTGGTTGAGAATAACAGTGTCAGGATATTGCGCAAAGTACAATAGTACTTTGGGGAATAACCCTGTCTGATATCCTTAACCAAAGGCCCAAGAACCTTAGGAATACCATCATGGAAGACAGCAACCCCTTTTACTTTCTTCTGGGTTTCCCCGGATAAGTGATGCAAAAGAGCTAAACGGACGCCTTTGACATATTCAATGGCAAAGAGTGTCCCTCTTGTTCTTTCAATCCTTATCAAAGAAGATAAAAGCGGAGTTAACTTTCCTTCGTAGCCAGGATGACCTTGTGTTACCACGAGGTTGATCCAGGTTAACACTTTGAGAGTGAACCTGAATAAACCCGGGAACTTATGTTTCCGTGATTTATTTGTGTTTACTTTCATAGTATTAATGTAGATCTTAAGTCTCTGATTTAAGAGTCTCCTACTTAGGATGTTAACCCTAGCCGGGAGAAGGGCTGGTGCATGTCGCATTGAAGCGGACTAGTATTAGTTTACTCTAATACTAGATGCTCCCCGTGTTCTTACGAACGACG